TGTTTATAAATAATTTTCTTACAAATGACCTTGTTAGAAAATTAAAACTTTATCTATATGTTAAAAAATCAAATCCATTTTTTGAAGATTTAGTTATTACAGATAAAAAAGCAAATGAAATTAAAGATATCATTATAAAAAGTTTTTCTCATAGTGGCATCCCCAAAATTTTTGTTAAAGATGGAAATTATCTTGATAGTGGTCAATTGTATTTAAAACATAAACATATAGGGGCAGATTTACATCCCGAATATGCTCAAAAAACATTAGAACATATTCAATTTGTATGGGGGGAAAAAATTACACTAGAAACTATTAAAATGAAACAAATATTTAAATATGTAGCTAATAAATCTAAGGATGTTGATAGTTTTGATGATACTGAATATCTACCCGTAAATGAATTAGATTTAGATTAACAAAAATTGTCAGTGATTGACAAAAATTGTTAAAATTTATAACATAAGTCATGTCAAAAAATAGGGATGAAAACTCATCCCTATTTTTTTTTCTAATAAATACAATAACTTATATTTTTTTTATATTTTTTTCAACTTTGGCATATGGTTTGCTTTATATAAAAACGAATGACAACAGAAACCAACATAAAGGAGAATCAAATGAAATACAAGGTATACCATACGAGAAATTGGGCATTGAATAGTAAACTTCATTTTATTGATTCTGTTGAACTTTGTCCTGAATTTCAGAATGGATATAAACCTTTTAAATCCAATTATAAATTGGTTGCTGTTGTTGAAACTGATGCACTTGGAAACACTTTTGGACTTACAAATCATATTGATGTGGAATGGTGGAAAAATGATGGTGTTGAATTGATTGAAGAATCACGTTCTACTTCGGTAGGAGATCTTGTTGAAGATATTGATGGAAATCTTTGGATGTGTGCAAGTTGTGGATGGACTGAAGTTAAATGGGCAGATGATAAAGATGATCCATATGAAATCGTATCGGATGAATATGGGGAATATAAAATTCAAAAATAATTATTGACAAATTAATTTTTTTAACATATCATTTAATTATAAATCAAAAGAAAGGAATCATCATGAACTGGAATATTAAAACAAAAGAGGCAGAGGAAAGTGCTTATCTTAAAAAACTTCAGAAAAACCGTTCCAAGGCATCAAAGGTGCGTAAACCTTATTGGCAGAAACGGATTGATGATTTTTTTACCAATGGTATTATGAAATAATCTTTGCTATATGAGATCATGGAGTAGGCCAAGGTAGACATGCCGAAACCTCTGAATCTCATATAGCAAACGCAAAAAATATTGAATAAAAAAGGTGAAAAAGGTGAAAAATGCGTATGTGGATGGTAGATCCTCAATTGATGTGTAGAAAACATCTATTAGGGGAACATGGTGAAATTCATAAATTCCTACCATCATTTAGAAAAGGTCATAAAGTAGATGGTAGATTTAATCCCATTGTACAAATACAATTTCAAGGATATATTGAAAGACATGATGCACTTGCTTTTGAAATGACTAAAAGGGGATACAATCATAAGAGTCCATTAATTGATGTACCTGATTTTTCTGTAATATATCCAAAATATTATGATAAATTTGTGGATGGCAAATTAGCTTATTCTGATTTAATGGCAAGATGTGAAAAATGCCGAAAAAGGAATATAAATGTATATTAATCCAATAGGATTATATGATTCAAAACCAAATTGGGGATGTTGTTCTGTAAATACAGATATATTTGCATCTATAAATGGTTCTATAAGATCTACAGACGTTTTTGGGGCAATACTTAATAGCAAACCATCATATACTATGGAAGATCAAGTCTCTAATGATCCTGCTTGGATTAATGTATATCTCCAATATCCCAATGAACAAATAAAAGAATTAGCTGAAAAGATTGTTAATAAAGGTGATTCTGATGATCTTAAAATGAGAAAAATTCAATATTGGGTTGTAAATAATATTAAATATCAAACTGATTCTGAACAATATGGATTTGATGAACTTTGGGTTCCTCCTATAATGACTTTAAAATCAGGAAAAGGTGATTGTGAAGATGGGGCATTTCTTATAATGTCTTTAGCTTTAAATGCAGGAGTAGAAGCAAGTAAATTAAGAATGTATGGTGGATTTGTTGATGCTGGTGAAGGAGCAGCTTCAGGGGGGCATGGATGGGTAGCATATAAAAGAGAATCTGATAATGAATGGGTTGCAGTTGATTTTTCTTACTATCCTGATTTAAGACCAATGGATGATAGAATTCCTTTAAGAAAAGATGAAAAATATAAAGAAGATTATTTTTTTATGACTAATCAATATTTTGTATTAACTGAACATAGCAATCATATAAGAAATCCAAAACCTGTTTATACATCTAATGCAATTTTACCTACAGTTTTAACTCCTGTTGGTTCTATGATAAGTTTATGGGGATAAATAAAGGAGAAAAAAAATGACTGAAAAAAAAGTAAAGATTTTCGATATTGATCGAATTGAAGCTATCAAAGTTATTTTCAAAAAGCCAATTTTTGAAGATGATTTTCCAGAAAAAGGAATGAAAGCATGGTTGATTGATATTATTAAAAATGAAAAAGTTGAATGTTATGATCTATATTTTGATTTCAGTGAATTTGAAAAAGAAAATGAAAAATATTTTAAAGCTAATTATTATGATAAAAATAGTATTCCATGTTTAACTGCTAAAGAAGCAGGATTGTACAATCCGAAATATAATGTTTATTTTGGTGATATATATTGGGATGAAGATAAGATTGAAGAAGAATTGAAAAAATGTCTTAAAATTATAAGTTAGGTTAAGAATGAAATTATATTTAGATGATGTTAGAATTCCACCTGAAGGATGGGCATTAGTATCTGATGCTCATCAAATGATCTATCTTTTAGAAAAAAAAGATAAATTAAAAATAGATGAAATTAGTTTAGATCATGATTTAGGTAATGAAATTTTTGGTAATGGATATGATGTATTATTGTGGATAGAAGAAAAAGTATTTACTGAAAATTATAAACCACCTATCATTCATATCCATACTGCTAATGTATCAGCAAGAAAAAAAATGGAATTAGCTTTAAATAGTATTAAAAAATTTCTAAAGGAATAATGGCAATGAAAGATAAAGATAAAGATAAAGATTATTCTTATTATGGTGCTTATGTTAATTATTATATGCTTTTATATATAAATCCTTGGGCATTTGCTAATATGGATATTTCAAGTATTAAAAAATTTCTAAAGGAATCATAATGAACACTGATAAATATTTTAAGATATTTAAGATAAAAAATATTTCTGATATTAATTATTATGAACTTAAAAGACGATATAGAATTCTTGTTAAAAAATATCATCCTGATAAGGGGGGTAGTTCTTCTCAATTTAGACTTATTCAAGATTCTTATGAATATATTCTTTCACTTCTTAAAGATTTATATAAAAAAGAAAATAAAAAATTCTTTAATGATAGATATTTCTATTATGGAGATGGAAGTATTTATGATTTAAAAGAAAAGAAATGGAGAAAAGTTAAAGGTAAAATAATTAACATTAATGCTATAAAAAAATAACCTACCAATAAAAAATCCTTCCAAATTTATAAATAAAATCATTTATTTCTATAATTTACTCTAAAAATATATAAATATAAATTAGAATATATATTTAAGGGGTAATTTATGGCTATTCGATATGATGATAGGTATATCAAAAGACCAAATACAGAATTAGAATATACCGATGAAATGGTGGAAGAACTTATAAAATGTAGAGATGATGTTTTATATTTTACAAAAAATTATGTAAAAATTATAACATTAGATCATGGAGAAGTACTTTTTGATCCATATTCATATCAAATAGATACATTAAATTTACTTGCAAATAATAGATTTTTCATTGGATTATGGGCAAGACAATCTGGAAAAACGACTATTGTAGCCAATTATGCTCTTTGGTATTCAATCTTTAATGAAAATAAGAACATTGGTATAGTATCAAATAAAGAATCTTCAGCTAAAAGAATATTAGATAATATTAAAAAAATGTATGAAGGATTACCTACATGGTTAAAACCAGGAGTAACAGAATATGCAAAAACCTCTATAACTTTTGACAATGGAACAAAAATATTAATTTCAGCCACTACTCAAGATGCATTTAGAGGATGGCCTATGAATATTGTTATATGTGATGAATTTGCATTTGTTCCTTCAAATGCAGCAGAAGAATTTTGGGCAAGTAATTATCCTACAATTTCATCTTCTACTAAGTCAAGAATTATAATTATTTCTACTCCAAATGGTATGTTTAACATCTTTCATAGATTATGGGTGGGTGCTAATACAGAAGGAGAAGCAGGTAATTCTTTTGTTCCACAAAAAGTTACATGGGAAAAGGTTCCAGGTAGAGATAAAACATGGGCAAAAGAACAAATTAAAAATCTTGGTATTCATGGGTTCAATCAAGAGTTTGCCTGTGTTAGTGGAAACACTAAAGTTACAGTAAAAAATCCAGATACTAATGAAATGTTGAATGTAACAATGGAAAATGTTTTTGATATTTTAATGGCTGAAATTGATAATTTAATATGGGGCGATCATTAATTTTTTATTGACAAAGATTGATTTTTTTGATAAAATGTGTTTTTTACTAAACACATTTTATCAATAATTTTAAATAGTTATGAAAGGATTTTATATGAAATATATATTATATAAATTAATAAGAGATGATAATAAGATATATATAGGAACTACAAATACAAAAAGATTTAAAAATAGAATGTATACTCATGAACATAGCAATAGATTTAAAAATCATACATTTAACATAAAAATTCTTCATAAAAGTAAATATGAAGAAAAAATTGCTAAATTAGAAGAATATTATATAAAAATATATGATTCTTTTTATAATGGATTAAATGAATCCATTGATGGTAAAGGAAATCATCATGCTCCAAATTTTACTACTAAAGGATTTAAATATTCAAAAGATAGCAAAAAAAGAATGAGTATTTCTGCTAAAAAAAGAATAAAAAGAAATGGTATAAATTTTAAAGGACATAAACACACTCAAAAAGCTAAAAAAATAATGAGTAAAAAAAGAAAAGGTATAATTTGGAGTCCAAGAAAATTAAATTATGAAATAGTTGAAGAAATAAGGAGTTTTTTTAATACAAAACCATTTATAAAAGGAGTAGGAGAAGTACAAAGTAATGGAAAAATGTTAACATATGAAAGAGCATTTGCAAAAAAATTTCATAAAAAATATAAATTAACTTCTAATGCTCTATATAATGTTATAACAGGGAGAACATGGAATGGAGCAGTATTATTTACCAAATAAATTAAATTTAGAAATATTAACACCAGATGGATTTAAAAAGTTCGAAGGTATAAGAAAAACATCAAAAAAAGTTTTTAAATTTTATCATGAAAAAGGAAATATAGAAGTAAGTTATGATCATAAATTTATTGTTAATGGAAAATCAATAAAAGTTATTGATCTTAAAATAGGTGATTTTTTAGAATATAAAAATAGTAAAGTCAAAATAAATAAAATAGAAAATATTGGCATAATTGATGTATATGATCCTGTAAATGTAGGAACAAAATATCATTATCTTGGTAATTATATAACCCATCATAATTGTAAGTTCCTTGGGTCTACAAATACAGTTATAAATCCAGAAGTATTAAGAACATTAATGAATATGGATAAAGATCCAAAATTTCTTGATCTAAAAGATAGATTGAGAGTTTGGGAAAAGCCCGTTGATGGTGCTAGATATGTTTTAGGTGTTGATCCTGCAAAGGGTACAGGAGAGCATTTTTCAACTATTCAAATACTTAGAATAAACTCCACTATGCCTATAGATATGACTCAAGTAGCATGTTTTGAGGATAATTTAACAGATGTATATGAATTTTCACAAATAATTCATAGATTATCTATATACTATAATAATGGTTATATATTATGTGAAAATAATGGAGAAGGTTCAGCGGTTATTAGTCAGATATGGTGGAATTGGGAAAATGAAAGTTTAGTAAATTCAGGTGCTAAAACAGCAAGCCTTGGTATACGATCAAATAAAAATACTAAACCAAAAGCAGTTTTATTAATGAAAAAATTAATAGAAGATGGTTCAGTAGAAATTTTTGATAGAGAAACTATTGAACAATTAGGTTCTTATATTGAAGAAGAAAATAAATTTTTTGGTAAAGATAAAGATGATGATCTTGTTGATGCTTTATTTTGGGCATGTTATTTATTTGAAATGAACATATTAGAAAATGAATGGCAATTCAAAGATGGTAAAGCACAAGATGAAGATGATGCATGGGGAATTTTATCTGACATTGAAGATGATATTGATGATTGGTCATGGTTAACTAATTCAAGTGTTTTTGATAATTAAAAATATAAATAGATATAGAGATAAAAGATAATAGATAAAAGGAGAAGATATGGAAACAGCAACTTTTAATGCATTACCAGTATTGACACATGCAGCGGCTAATGCTGGTGGGGTATCAGTAGGTAGTTATTATATAACATCAGATTTACAAGGGCAAACAGGTAAGAGAGTTACCTATTACATGAGAATTGCTCAAATTAGAGATAATACAACAGTTTCTAAAGTAATGCCTTATACAAAAAGACAAATTCCAGGGTGGGAACAAGGTAGTCGTGTTCCAGCATCATATGTTGCTACAAAAAATGATCCATTTGATAGACCAAATACTTATGATGAAACTATAACTATCACAGCTAGTGGTGCTTGGCCTAGCGGTGCAATTGGATATGATACATCAGCAAAAACAGTTACTCAATTGACATATCAAGATTTTAAAGCGGGTATAAGTCAACAAACAGATGGATATGTAAGAATATATGATGTATTGACAGATTAGATCTAAGGAGATATAATGGCATTAGATATAAGACAATCTAAAAGTGATTTAGCTGAATTAATAAAAAGAAGATTAGGTTATCCTGTTGTAAAAGTAGAATTAGAAAATATACAGATATATGATGCAATAGATTATGCAAAACAAAAATGGGTAAAGTGGGGTGCTGGTAATTCTATTGTTGAAACTTATTTTACTGTTCTTTTATTAACAGGGCAAAATTTTTATGATCTACCTATTGGTGTAGTCGATATAGTTGATTATGATGATAATGGGGCAGGATATGGAATAAATACTTTATTTACTATCCAAAATTTTCTATATAGCAGAGGGGTTTATGACTCTATGATATGGAGTAATAGAGGATATGGAAATTCAATTTTAAGTTATCATGTTGCATTAGATTTTCTCAAAACAGTAGATAGATACACTCCTTCAATTTATAATTACAAATATCATAAATATACTAATCAACTAGAAGTTCAACCTGCTCCACCTTCAGGTAATGCATTAAGTGTAATTGATGATGATGGACAGACTATTACAGTAGATTCACCAGGATATATTCTTGTTAGATCATTTATGATAGAAGGTAGTCATTATGGAGATATGGAAACAGATCTTTCTCAATCAACTTGGAAAAGAGATAGTTCAAATGAGAATTTTTATACGTCTGATTGGATATTTGATTATGCATTAGCGGAATGTAAAATAATTTTAGGTAGAATTAGAAGTAAATTTGCTCAATTTAATTCTATTGGTAATATAGGAATATCCTTAGATGGTGATACCTTAATCCAAGAGGGAATATCAGATAAAGAAAAACTTGATGAAACATTGAGATTAGAAGAAGCTCATATGGGATATGGTATAATTTGGGGATAAAATGAAATTCAAAAATTATTTAAAAGAAGAAATATTATCTATAAGTAATGGAAATGAAGAATTAGGCACAAAAAAATTAAAATTTACAAAAAGAAATATAGAAAAAATAGCATATGAGTGGGATTGTGAAATAAAAGAAATAGATTTTTCAATAAAACATGCTATATTGAAAGATAATTTAAATAGATTATTATTTGTAGATATAAAAATAATGGGAAGAAGAAGAAAATAAAAGGAGAAAAAATGAACAACCTAATAGACAAATATATAGGTGAAGCAAAATTTACTATGAAAAAAGTAGATTTTATTGCAGACCAATTATCTAATGATGAAAGAAGTTCTGATGCTGAATTGATTCTTAATTTATCTAAAGAAACAGGTATATCTATAGCTAATATATCAAGATTAGTTAAAAAAGAAAGATCTGGATTTTTAAATTTTATAGTTCCTTTAGAAAAAGCAAGAAAAATAATAAAAAAATATTTAAGAAAAATACAGGATTAAAAAAATGAGAAAATTTAAAGAATTTCTAACAGAAGGGTCTGAAAAAGATGCTAAGATATATGATGCTATAATGGATTTCTTTGCTGACAATCCAAGTCCACCAGATAAAGATATACATGCATTGGCAGATGAACTTGGAATAGATGAACATAAATTTGAAGGATATATATACTCTATATTAGGGTCTATATTAGGAACTGGACAAGCTAAAAAAGAAAAGTTTACTGAAAAGGATGCTGATAAAGAAGAACTTCAAAAGGGTATAAAAGTAGAAATGGAACATACAAAAAATAAAGCAATAGCAAAACGAATTGCTTTAGATCATTTGGCAGAATTACCAGATTATTATACAAGATTATTAAAAATGGAAGGAGAATAAAATATGAATCTAATAGAGAAATATTTAGGTGAAGCAAAAGAGATGGGTTTTAATAAAGCTAATTTTATGAAGGTAATAAAAAGTGGAAAAGGTTTAGTAGTATATGGTATGGGTGGTGGATATTCAGATACCAAAGAATTTGGTTTAACAGTCGATCAAATTAAAAAAGCTACTGAAAAAGGAAAAATTGATATGCTTTTTAAAAATGCTCAAATGGCAGTAAAAGGGGCAAAAGACCCCAAGATGAAAGGAAGAAAATTTATGGTTAAAATGGATTAAGGGAGAATAAAATATGAATCTAATAGAGAAATATTTAGGTGAAGCAAAAACTAAATTATCAAAAGAAGTGATAGCGATATTAAAAAAAGTAAAAGATTGGGATTATGATATGACATATCAAGGT